GTGCATGTCTTTTGGGAATTTAGCGGGCTTGGCAAAGCGATGGTTAAAATCAGCGATGAAGTAGGGAAGCCAAGTATTGGCTTGTTCTATGTTATCAATACCTTGCAGCCGCACTTCTTTCATAAGGCGGTCTTGGAGTGTCAGTTTGCGCGTTCTACACGGCCTTTAGCTTGCGAGCTGTTGGCGCATATCAACTCAATACCGAGTTCTTTGAGAACGCGTCCGTACTGAGTCTGGCCAACTTGCTTGTGTTTTTCTTGGTTAACCCGAAATATAGAGTGCTTATCACTATAGAACGCTACCGGTTTACCATGCTCATTAAGGTATTCTCGCGTTGTGGCCATATAGTTGAAGGCGGATTTGGTCTCGCTAAAACGCAGGTTCATCAAGCGACCGGTCGCATCATCGATGAAAACCAACAGGCAACACTTGTCGCTACGTCCTTCAAACCAGTCATGATGAGAGCCATCAATTTGGATGAGTTCGCCTAGGCAGTCACGACGATAACGAGGCTGATAAACACGAGGCTCACTCTGTGAATGTGGCACCCAAAGACCATCGGCAATCATCCAACTTCGTAAGGTCTTGTTGGATATCGGAAGATTATGTAACTCAGATAATTTTTCCCTGGCAAGTGTTGGAGAAAGGTCCGAGTACTTATCACGAACCAACTTTAAAATTGTATCTCGGTAGTCGCTGGGATAACGGTTGTTACTTGGCTTACCTCTAGCTTGGTGAGTCAGTCCTGCAAGGCCAAATTCTCGCAGACGATTCATAAATCGCTGCACTTGGCTAACACTCAAATCAAGAATGTCTGCCGCATCGACTCGGCGGATTCGACGATCACAAACATCCTGGATTACTTTAAAACGATTGATATCAGAGTCATTCATAGTCACTAGCATCTTCATCATGTCCTTAGCACAAATCCGAAGTAAATAAGGACTAGTGATTGTATGCTAAAGAGACATTTTAACTTTGTTAAATAGTGACATTACAACTTTGATTCTACAATGTCAGTGCGCATTATATGTGAATGGGTTAATATAGGTTAGGCAGGGGCACCTGCCTGTAAGGCATTGATTAAGCGGGGATTATTGTACTTATCATCTATCAAACCGAACACCAAATTTTGATCATCTAGTTCCAGTAAGTCAGCGATTTTAAAGGCTATTTCCCAATCCATAGAACAGCTACCCGCGCGCCAGTGGGCTACGCGACTACGACCAACGCCAAGTTTCTGAGCTAGTTTGTAGTCTGAGCCCAGTTCGTACTTAGCTTTTACTCTGTCTAAAAGTATGTTTGTGTAGTTCATTTAGTAACTGTTTAAAAAAGAAACAAGATTGTTAAATTGTAGAGCATCTTACGTGCTATTTCAGTAGTTTAACTCGTTTGTACGTTTAAAATAATTCGTTTACGGTTGCCATGTTCAAAAAAGAGACAGCTTGCGGAGGCTATGAACATGGAACGTCTAATCTCAAACCCAATTCACTTACCTTGCCCTGATATGGCAGGGTGTGCAAATCCAGACCCAATCAAAACGGCTAAATCACTGCGTAAAATCGCAGAATTACGCGAGAAGTTCGCCGAGCAATTCCCTAAGAAGAAACAGACCTACATTCCTACACGTTTTCGTCAGGGGGTTGTAGCATGAATCTTAGTATCTGGAAATCGCGCCGCAATCAGCGCCAACTTGTTGCATCACAAGACAACGGAACTCATATCTACTTCGATAGTTTTGAGCTTGAACCCGTTGAAGCATCACTTTGGCTTTACCAAGGGATGACGCTTGTCGCTTGCATCAAAGCACAAAACGACACCTTGGCCGATATTACGACTACTGCTAACCGTATGGCGACACTTGGCGCGCAAAACAACGGCCAACCACTACACGAAATCCGCAAGCAAGATGAAGCGCCCCAAGTGGGCGCGGATTCTTCCCTTTAATCAGGGGGATGCATGGACTTCGACACCAAAGCCATAGAAATCAAGATGGCGGGCAAGGCGTTCGCCAATGATGCTATTCATCAAAGCGCCTTTTCACGCCGATTCTTCCCACGTTTACCCGCGATAGTTCGCAACGATGTGCGCCGTAAAGTGGAGGCGCGCACACAGCGCCAAAACGCCACACGTGAAAACGTCATTAAAACCGCCAAAGACGCGGTGAAATTTGGCTTGAAGTGCGCACACCATATCGAGAATCGTTACTCGTTTGTTGACAGTCGCAAGGGCGCGCATAGCGAGCCATTGACGCACAACATTTTGATGCGTGACGATGCGCTGACCAAATTCGCGGAGAAGTACGCCGACCAATGCGCCGAGATTTTATCAAGTCTAAATGCCGAGGGTTACGCCTCTTTTGTTGAGGCGTTGGCCGCGGTTTATTCTGAGCAAAAATCGCTACTTAAGACCATTCACATCAAGCCGCCATACGTGAATTTCAAAGTGAAAGACGTTGAAGTGTTAGAGCAAATGCTAACAGCCGCGGTACTCAAAATGCAGTCGGAAAAGTGGGTCGAACGTCGTTTGCTGCGTCTGCGTGGTGACTACATCGAGTACGCCCAAATCACCATGAGCCGTGTGGGTGACAAAGGCCATCAAAGCAAATACGTGTCAGAGATTTCCTTTAGTAACTGGAAGCGCAAGCAACGCGAATCCGAGAAGTACATGAAGTCGATGAGCGTGTACAACGAGGAAACAGGCGAGCACTTTCCATTAGAGGAAGTGGCAAAGCGCACCATTGCTAACCCTGAGAACCGCCGCATTGAAATGATGGTTCGCTCACGAGGTTTTGAAGAACTGGCCGACGAACTGGAATACACCGCGCTGTTCATTACGTGGACACTGCCGAGCCGTTATCACCGCAATTCACCAAAGTGGGACGGCTCAAGCGTCAAAGACGGACACGCCGAATTAATGCGCCAATGGTCACTTGCTCGCGCTAAGTTGGCAAAGTTGGAGATTGAATACTTTGGCTTTCGTGTAGCCGAGCCACACAAAGACGCAACCAGTCACGCGCACTATTTCTTGTTTTGCTCTCACAAAGACAAAGCCAACATCATTCGTATTCTACGCGGTGAGGCGATTGCGCCAGACCGTGAAGAACTGGGCGACGACATCACGCCACGTTTTGACGTAAAAGAAGCCGACCCAAGCAAGGGCGGCGCAACGGCGTACATTGCCAAGTATGTTTCGAAGAACATCAACGGTAAACACATGCCAGACACCGAAGCCGAGGAAAGCGCATTTAAAGTGCGCGCTTGGGCGTCGGTACACCGCATTCGCCAGTTTCAGCAATTTGGCGGTGAGCCTGTGTCTTTGTGGCGCAGTTTACGCCGAGCGACAGCCGAACAAACCCAGAAAGATGATCAGCTAGAAGAACTGAGACAAGCGGCAGACTCATCCAAATGGGCGCTGTTTTGTCAGTTAGCTAAGGGCGCGAAGTTGGCTTACAAAGAAAACAAAAACGACTACGGCGAGCCAATCAAAAAAATCATTGGTTTTGAGTGGTGCGGTCAAGTCATCGAAACCGCCAGCGAGTGCTATTCGCTCGTGCAAACGAAAGACGTAAAGCGTCTTTTAAAAAGTCGCGGAGCGACGTCTTGGAGCACTGAAAATAACTGTAACTCCCCACTTATTACGGAGTTGAAGAAGCTCACCGGATGGAGCTTTGAGGGAGTGAAATGCCTATTAGAGCCTTTGGCGAATGGGGCGACGGTTTCCATCGACCAATACTGCTCAATCAAACTACAAAACAACACATTACGACTGATTTAACCCGTTTGGGATATTGCTTGCGACAACGATTTCAGCAACTAGGTAAAAGGACAACCCAATGAGCACCATCGACAAAATCACCCAAGAAATGGAAGCCGAAGTGAAGCGCAGCAAGGGCGGCGTGTTTTGGCGTCTATTGCTGGTCTGGATGAAAGAAGTCAACAAACAGATTCAGAAAAAACCGAATACCGACGACGAACTAGCCGAGGCTTAAACAATGGAAATGCTATCCCTTAAAGAATGTCAGCAAGCAATGGCCGCGCTCGATGCCGCCGACAAACTCAACGCCAGCGTGGAAAACGAACTGAGTCAGTTCAAAAACATGGACACCAACGCGATTATCAAGCGTGCAAGCAAGATGCTCATGACGGGTAACTTGTCGCTTGAAGCGTTTGGTTTGAATCCGACGCTATTTCAGCAAATCGAGCAGTTAACCAAGCTCAATAACAAGGTGCGTGAAAAATATCGCGGTTGTGTGCAAGACAACATTCAGCAATTGGAAAGTGTCGAGGCGACCGCCGATGAGTAAACATCCAAACCCAATTCGTGGGCACGTTTCGTGCCCCGTTTGTCATACCGCTTCAACCGTGCATCGTGTCGGTGAGGGCAAGCTGATTGCCGAGGGCGAACCGACCAAAAACGGGCGCAACTTAGGGCTGCTGTATTACAAGTGTCCGAGCTGCGGCAACAGCCCAATGAGCAAGAGCATTAACGCCTTTGTGGAATCCAACATGGTTGACTCGGTTGAACAACTGGAAGTGAGTGACGCGGTCACAATTGACGTCGAATTGCCAACGGTTGAGCCAGTGCCCGAAATCGTTGCAAGCACTGATATGCCTAGCATTGCGGTAGCTGAACCAGTGGAAGCGCCAAGTGTTGAAACCGAGCCGCCAACCGACCCCGAACCCGTAGCAACGCCCATTAAAAAGCCACCGTTTCCGGTGAAAAAAGTCTTAGCGGGGATTGCGTTTGTCGCCTTGTTGATTTGGGCAATCCGTCAACTGATGCCAACCAAGCAGCCAACCGAACCAGAAAGCGAACAAGGGGAAACCGTCAATGCAGGGTGAAATTGAAAACCAACCAGATATGGATGATTGGGGCGACTTCTCCGCGGTTATCAGCGGATTGGAACAAACCGAAGTCAGCGAGTTAACCGACTTACCAACCGAAGCCGCCAACGACGACAGCAAACCCGCGGGCGAGATGTTTCAGGGCGCATTGTCGGTGTTGTTCACCATTGCCGAGCAAGCCACGACGATTATTTCCGGTGTGGATTTTGAGTTTGACGAAAAAGGCAAAGCGGCGGTGATTGATGCGGCGTTGCCAGTGCTTGAAAAGCATGGTGACACGGTCACGTCGATGTTCGGTAATTACATGGAAGAAGCGGTGCTTGGCTTGGCGGTGTTGTCGCTGGTCTACAGCACCAAGAAAACCATGGCATACCAAAAAGAGCTATTAGCGATAGAGGAGAAAAAACAGCGTGAGCAAAAAGAAAAAGACGCCGCTTAAATTCCCCAATCCGGTCAACTCGAACCCGTCACACGATGCCGAGCATGTCATCTACGTGGCGGGCACAGGCGGGGGTAAAACCTCCGCCGTAAAACACTTGGGTTTGGTGCCAAAGGCCGCGCAAGCGGTTTTTTTTGACCCATATCGAAACTACGCGGGGGCAAAATTCCGCGGTCAACAATGCCTTGAAACCAGTTCTCGTGTGGCGTTCGTCAAAGCCTTGGTGATGGCACGCAAGCGAGGCAAGTCGTTCAAGTTAGCCTACATTCCCAAAGATGGTGCGTGTAGTGAGGAACTCGAATTTTTCAGCGCGGCAGTGTGGGCGGTCGGTAACGGCGACGCTGACCAACTGCATGTGATCATCGAAGAGTTAGCCAGCTGCGTGGAAACGTCCGGCAAACTCAAAGGTAAGGCGGGCGAATTGTGGCGCGGAGGTCGCCAATATGGACTTGTGCTGCACTCGATTTTTCAACGTGGTCAAGAAGTACCAAAAACCGTGACCGAGCAATCGCCTGTGTGGTGGATTGGTGCGGTTAACTCAATGGCGGATGCGCGATGGCTTGCCGATAAAAAGGGCTTGTGTGTCGATACCTTGGCGGGCTTGAAGTCAGCCAAAAACAACAAAGCCGCGATTGGCAAACCGATTGCCGAATATATGCTCGTTCGTGACGGTATCGGCAACGTGGAAAAGTCCTCGTTTAACTGTCTGACCGGAGCACTTCAACGCTAAATCCAACCTATAGGTTAACCACTTAACCTATAGGTTGCGCCCGCTTTCTCTTCCTCTCAAATCCCTGTTTTATGAAATCACTTTTTAACCGTGTACAACCGAAAGGAACACCATGAAACAGCAACATAAAAACCTTTTGATGGCACTGATTATCACGCTCATCGTGATTGCCGCTATCAACAACATCAGCGTACTGACGCCAGTGCGTGAAACCCTTAACGGCGACAAAGGATGGTTCTAATGGAAGCGTTAAAACAGCCTTTTAACCCACGTCCACGTGAGCTTGACCCTGTTGAAGGTGTGAACTGGGGCAACCAAGCGACATTGCGCTTGGTATCGGGCCCAACTTACCAAAACATCGAGCTAGTCACTGACATTCTTGACCCTGCGGACATTGAGCGCATTGCGGTCAAAGTGAATGGCCGTGAAATCGTCAACGTGACAGGTCAAGACCTTATCGACTTGCAAGAGCACAAGAAAGAGTACGTGCAAGCGGGTCGCTACGTGTTGAACTTCTCTGACATGACGATGCGCACCAAACTGGGTATCCGTACAGGTGAGCTTGTGACGCTGCAAGGCGAAATCTGGTTTATGTACATCCAGTTAAAAGCCAAGACAGGGACAGCGGCGCCAATGATTCGCGCTCGTGCTCATACCACCGCGGCGCAAACTCAGCGTATCTACATGCCACGCCTTTACTCGCAAACGTGGTACGCCGCGGCGAGTGGTCGCACGCCGTTTGACTTTGCCGAGCGTAGCGCGGCGCTGTCTATCAAGCGTTTGCACCTAAAAGACAACACGATTGAACGTGTTCGCGTCCTACGTGATGAACGTGAAGAGCTCAACGTCAACAAAGCCGATAACGCCTATGACCTCGCGGCAGCGGGTCGTGAGCAAAACGCGGGCTTTTTCTCGCTGGACTTCACGCGCTGCGGCTTTGGTAGCGAAGCGCGTCTACCAACCGCGGCCATGAAACAACTGGCGTTTGAAGTGGAAAAAACGGCGGCGGGCAGTATTCCGGTACTGATTGAAGCCATCGAACAAGTGGCGGTGCCTACCGCGCAGTAAGGGGGCGTTATGGCGCAAGAGCAAAGCATGTGGGGCTCCATTTGGGATGGCGTATTAGAAACGGGCGGCGAACTGCTGACCGACGTCACCGACTTGGGCAAAGACTGGCTCGGCGTAAAGATTGAGAACGAAGCTCAACGCGTCGAATCCAGCAATCCAGATGAACAGCGCAAGCACAATAACGACTACCAACAACCCACAGGTGAGCCTGTTTACACCTCCGCGTTTGCGGGGGTGACAACCACGCACCTCATGATGGGCGCGATGCTGTTCGTACTGTTGTTATTGGCGGTGTTCTACGTCGCTAAGGGGAAGAAGTAATGCCGTTTATTCCATACCTAATTGCAGGTGCGGTCGGCGTTTGGGCGGGCGTCAAAGTGTCGGGCGGCTTTGACCGCATCGGCTTGGTGCTCGTTCTGCTTCTGGTTTGTTACATCCTGTACAAGAAAGGATTCAAATTATGATTGGTGGGCTATTAGGTAACTCCGGTTCGATGCCAATTAGTGCCAACGGTGGCCCCGCAACCAGTGGCGCCAATGGTAAGTCGGGCGGCAGCCTGTCAGTGGGCAGCATCAACATGGGCGGCGCGAGTGTGTTTAACCCGTCCACGTTGATGATGATTGCAGTAATTGTGATTGTGGCGGTGTTGCTATGGAAAAAGAAGTGATTGAAGTGGTGACGCAATCGAAACGGGCGCTTGGGGAACTCAAGCCCGCGTTTCGCGCTTGCCCTGATGCGTACGTTGAACTGTGCAAAGCGGTCAAGGATGGCCGCGTGAGTCTGTATCGCCTAATCAGCAATGAAAATGATCTCATCATTGCGGGTGAGCGTGACGGTGACAACTACTTTTTGTGGGGCGTCGCGGGTCGTGGTCTGCGTTCAGGGATTACCCAGTTATGCAAAGTCGTGAAAGCGGCGGGTATGTCATCCATGACCGCCGACACTGCCTTTAGTGGCGTGGCGCGTTTGGTGCGTTCGATTGGCGTCACTGCCAAGCAAGATGGTGACTTTATCCGCTTAGATTTGGGGGTGTGGTAGATGGGCAGTTCTAAATCCAAGTCGAGTAATACCAGTAACACCACTAACGTTAGCGGTCAAAATGCCATTAGTGGTGACAACCTCGGCGTTGCCATTTCGGGTGTCAACAACTCGACCATTAACACCACCATGACCGACCACGGCGCCGTGACTGCCGCCATGGAGCTTGGCGGGGAAATGCTCAACAGCAATGAGCGCATTTCGCTGGAAGCGATGGACACCACGCACGACATCGCCGAAACCGCGATTGATGAAGTGGTTGATTTTGCGGGCAGCTCATTGGCTACCTACGCCTCAACCAACAGTGAAAACCTCGATATGTTGGCGGGACTGGCGGGCAGCCAAGCGGCGCAAAACTCAAAGAACCTCGAAGCCATGATGGACTTGGCGAAATTCAAACAGGACGGTGGGCAAGTCGAAACAAGCAAGATGATGGTCGTTCTCGCGATTGTGCTTGTGTTGGTGCTTGGCTACGTAATGGTGAAGAAACGATGAACACGCAACTTATCGCGGGACAAGCCATCCCGCTAACGCCAGATGGCAATTGGCTGTATCTGAAAGCGGCGCAAGCTGAAATCGAAATCTATCGTGAATCGTCCGGTGAGCGCGTCACGCTTGGCAAGTCGGCGGTGTTTAACGTAGGCGAGGGTAAACACCTTGGGCGTTTGCTTATCTCAAGTCGCACCGATAACGAAATCGAAATTCAATTTGGTTATGGATCATTTATGCCGCCTGTTGAGGGGCAAAGCGTGGTGGTTCAAGCCTTGCCGAATGTGGTGGTTGAACACATGCCAAGCGTGACGGTTGAACACTTACCCGCGGTAGAAATCGCGCCCAATCAACAGCTGGCAGTGTCCGCGCTGCCCGCGGTCACGCTCGAATCAACGCAAGTGGTCAAAGTGGATGAGCAAGTCAGTAGCAACCTTATCACCGAAGCCGTGAGCGTGTTTCCGCACAACATGGCACAAAACGCCACGCGCAAAGCCATCACGATTAAGGCGTCGAAAGCCAACACCGCTTCGGTGTTTGTTGACGCATTTGAACTGGAAGCGGGCGAGCGCATCACCATTGAAAGCACCGCTGCCATGACATTAACAGGCACGGCGGGTGACGCCGTCACGATTATGGAGATTTAACGCATGGGACAAGTACGTGACAATCTGCCAAACGGCAACCCACGCAACAAAATCGAATACTTGGCCGATTGCATCGACGACGCCAAGGCGCAAGCAAGCGGGGAGTCACCTGAAAACTTATTGGTTAACCCTGATTTCTCAGCGGCTCAGTTAGACATCAACTGGCAATCGGCATTCTATGCCCGATGGACAACAGGCGCATTCACCTACGAAAACCAAAGCGCCAGCGAAATGCACCTAGGGCGCAGCTTTGGCCGTCCCGCACCATTTGGTTGGGGCGTCGAAGTCTTTGCCGAAGCGCGCCACTTTCACGCTGCGCACTACAACACCCGAGGCGGTGAAGTAGAAAAGCGCGACCCAACGGCAAAAGCCACGTTCTTTATGATGGGGGGCGATAAAGCCAAGACGCTGCATTTCAGCGTATTTAGCGCACCAATGGAAACCGAAAAGGTACTGGAAGTAGTAGACGGTAAAGGCGTATTGCTTGACCTGTCGTACTCGGTCTATCTGAAAATGCACGACGACACGGTTTATCACCGCTTTGGTGTGGTTGAACTCGATGCAAACGGCGACTTTGTGGATTACGTGGCAACAAGCATGACCGCACAACCAAAAGCGCCGGATTTTGTTCATAGCTGGATTCACGGCGTGAAACTTAAGCCAGGGGGCATTTATGCGTTCTTTGTTGAGTCTGACATGAACAACGGCAGAAAGAGCACCGCGTTTACAGGCGCAGGCGTATTCCTAAACCCAAGCCAAGCGAATGTCGTCCCAGACCTAACACCGAGCCCAGTAGCAAAAGACACGATGCGCTGTGTTGATTCGTTAGGGCGCTTGACGAAAGCAGAGCTAACAGGGGGCGTGAGTGTCGATGTGGGGCGCTATTCAATGCCGTTTGGCATGGAGAAACACCTGATTTTCTGTAACTGCCAAATCACAGGAACGACAACCGAGGCGCCTTACAGTGCATCGACCATTACCAAAGTGAATTACAACACGGTACTGGTGCAAGGTGATACAGCGGGCGGTCAATCACACGCGCATTTAATGGCGTACTACTCGAAAACACCCGTGCATTTGAACTACTTCAACTCAGTCAACTATCAAGCGGTGTAGTTATGCCGCTGTTTATCTTTGTCATCATACTCTTAGGGATTGGAGCGTTTACCATGACAACCTCAACCACATCAAGCGTTCGCGGGGTTCGCATTCATAACCCGCTTAACATTCGCATTGCGGGCAATGCGTGGAAAGGTAAGGTGACGCCGTCACGCGACAAAGCCTTTGAAACCTTTAAAGCGCCCGAATGGGGCTTTCGTGCAGGGGCTATTTTGCTGCGTAACTATCAGCAACGCCACGAACTGCACACACTAACCGAAATCATTCACCGCTTTGCGCCACCAAACGAAAACCACACGGCCAACTATGCACGCTTTGTCGCGGGTCGCGTGGGCGTCGGTATGGATGAGCGCATTGATTTGGTGAACAACAAACCGCTGTTGGTCGAAGTGCTTCACGCCATGAGCATCATGGAAGTGGGTCGCCACTACAGCAAACACACGGTGCTGAAAGGCGTCAATCTGGTTTAAAACGTCGTTGAAAACGTCATTGATAGCGTCATATGACGTTTGATTATGTTAAGGAAAAAGTATGTTTGAACGTTCAACATTAAAAGGCTTTGCGTTATTAGGTTCGGTTATTGCTGCGGCGACGGGTTACGGCCACTTATTTAGTGTGGAATTGACCGACACGGGCGTCAATTTTGGCGGTGCGGTTGGCTTGGCGATTCCCGCTGTTATTGGTGCTTATGAAGCATTGCCGGACAAGTGGAAACCAAGCAAAAAAGTAGGGGGCTTGGATGGAGAGCGCCCTAGTTAACGCCTTATCTGGTCTGGGCTTTTCGTCTGAATCGCTTGTGCTGTTTGCTTTGATGGGTATGAATCTGAAATACCAGATTGCTATCAATAAGCAGTTAACCCAAGGGCTGCAAGAAGTGCGAGAAAGTGTTTTGGTTCTAACAGCTACGCGCAAGAATGAAAGCTAAGACTTAAACCTTGCGAACTGGTTCGAAACGTTACTAATGACGATTTACACAGCGAGTAGGGAGCCGATACTTTTGGCGGGTCGATTGACCTCGACAGGCTTCAAACGAAAGCCACCAAAGCAGAAGCCTAAAAAAGCCGAACCCTTAGCGATGGGGTTCGGCTTTTTTTACATGCACTAACGTAACAACTGCTTTATTGGTTCGGTTGGCACTCGTTGTTTGTTTATGCAAAATGTATCATTATAATCCCTGTGACGTCACTATAAACACAGGAGCGGTTGTGGACTCAACAAAATATCAAGTCTTTATTAGTTCAACATACAAAGATTTAGAAATTGAACGAGAGAGTATAATAAAAGCAATTCTTGAGATGTATCACATACCAATTGGTATGGAGATGTTTAGTGCCGAAGATGAAGAGCAATGGGAAATTATCCGACGCACTATAGAAGTTAGTGACTATTATATCCTAATTCTTGGTTTGAGATATGGCTCGAAGACCTCCGAAGGAATTAGCTTCACACAGAAAGAATATGAATATGCGTTAGAAAAAAAAATACCTATCCTTGCATTCGTTATGGATGAGAGTGCCGCCTTACCTCGAGATAAGAGAGATGATGACTTAACTGATATCAACCGATTCAGAGATATGGTACTTAAAAACTCAAAAATGTCTCAATTTTGGGAGTCGAAAGATCAGCTTATAAAAAACGTATCAATATCTCTCATGAAGCAAATTATGCAAAAGCCAGGAATAGGATGGGTTCGAGGAGACAAACTTGGTAAAGAAGAGGAGCTGTCTAAAGAGCTAGCCAACTTAAGTAAGGAAAATAGAGTTCTTAGGGAGCAAGTTGCAGAGTTACAATCCAAAGCTTCATCGAAAGAGCCCAATATAGACGTAAAACTATATCCAGCTAGTTTGAGTTTAGATATAAGCAGGTTTAAACCATTAAGCATGCCTAAGAAGTTCCACGCTGATGATGCTCCTGATTACTTAAGGCCATTTCTAGACAGTGAAGAAATCAATAGGTTTAACAACTCACTGCCTACAGAAGCTCAACTGCAACAATACAACGAAGAGAAAGAAAAGTATTTCATAGCCCAAAACTTTTCATCGCCACTGGTTATTGATGTATCTAATCTAGGAACTTGCAAGGCAAACAATATCTATGTCGATATCACTTTTCCTGAAGATATCTTAGTTTATAAAAACCATAAGGCCCCAGAACAACCCGAGAGGCCAATGTCGGCTAGCCCGTTAGAAGGGGCTGAGAAACGCTATGAAAACGTTCAAAGGCCTAATCGCTTTATTGGTAGGCAAGCATTTAGCTTGTCGAATATAGAGGAGATCACAAAAGGCATCAAACCAGTAAATGATCGATGGTGGACAAGTTTAAACGGTAATAGATTAACGATTACAATTAATAACTTGCTGCATACTAGACATATCACCTTCGATGATGAGTATTCTGTAGCACCGTTAAAACCCGGTTTACACAATGTAGAAGTCCACGTTATATGCGAAGAGTACAACCAACAAGTTGTTAGTACTTTTACTTTAGATGTGAAGTGATGGTGCTATTTAAATTTTAGTTTACTTGGTATCCATTCGGCGGCTTTCATTCGACGGCCGCCACGAAACGGCAACAGATTATCCTTAGCAGGATAAACCTTGGGATACTCAAAGTGTCCGTACATTTCCACAAACTGACGGTGTTCGTCACGCCAAAACACAAAACTTTCCAATTCTTTAGGGCTGAACTCACGACCTGATGGTGTGATTAACACAGCTCGTTGCTCACAAACTCGAAAGCCTGACCAACGGATGTCATTAGGCAAATAGCCAAGTGACTTGATGAGTAGAAGTTTTTCCGCCATCGGATTAACCGGAACGGTGCCATCTAGCCAACGAACAACCGTCGGCTTGGTAACGTGAAAAAACTCGGCGCCTTGCTTAAGGGTTTTAAATTCGCGCCAGAACAGAGTGCAAAATGATTCGTGAAACATGACAACGCTCGCAATTTAATGAACAGACTAAAATTATTTTTTTCTTGTTTTTTCGCCTTAACCGAACGCCTCATAATGTGGCGGTAATGGGGTTGGGCGAGTTTTGTAGATTGCGTGAAACAATCGCCAGTAATAGTACAAACGACTTAAACGTTTAAAACTCACAAAATTAAAATTTACGGCTTGGTTATCAGACACTTATGAAAGGCTTAATCAAAGAGTAGACTTTGTTAACAAAACTCCCTTTAGTGCGCATTATATCTGCTTATGTTGAATGCGATTGCATATGCTAGTCCTATAAAATGTCTCTCTTTTGAGGGACTATTCAATGAAGTATCACGAAATGACTAAAAACTATATTTTTCGTGAATTTGAATGTGGTTTATCCGTCGAACAAGCTGCTGAACTTTGTTTAAAAACTGTGAGAACGGTCAAGGAATGGGATAAGGGGAAAACCATTCCTCCAGAGTGTAAACGACTCATGAGAATGACAAAAGGAAGGGAACTAAGCCCATCTGAGCAATGGGAGCACTTTAAAATGCATTATGACAGGTTAGAACTTCCAACAGGGCAACTGGTAACGGCTCAACAAATTTTGACTGGAATTGCTTTGTTAGAGATTGGAGCATTAACAGATCTAGAGGCTGCCGGCCGTGTATTAAAGTATGCTAGGGCATTGAAAGAAATGATGTAAAACGGAAGGCTCCATGAGGAGCCTTTTAAACAGTAATAGACGTACCTTGGTCGAAAAACTCTGTTTGATAGAAGTTGAATTTAGCCGAAAGCTACGAGTTATGACCTAATGATTAAATTACGTTTACGGAAATCTGCTTAGCGATAGGGTCTAGGAATCGCTTTAACGATTGTCCATTTCTAACTTTACCTAGGCCAAGGAATACATTCGTATCAGCTCGCTCTTTTCTGATCATACTTTCACTGAGAACACCTAAGAATAGAATACGACTTCCAACAACAAAACCATTTGATGTGTTGAAGCCCCCCTCATTAGCTATTAATACTGGGCTCCCACTAGAACCAGGAAAAACCCCCGCATCAATAAGGAATGCACCCTCATTGTTAAAGTTATTCCAAACAGGCGTAGCAGTAATACCTCTTCGGACAATGGGTATTGAGTTATGTGTATCGTATAAGCCACTTGGGTATCCGATAAAAGTAACTTCTTCCACAGCAGATAATTGCTCTAATGTAGACTGGTCGGGTATCAGGTCTTCAGTGATTGTTCTAATGAATACTGGGCGCGGTGAGGCCTCAAGCTGATTCAAAAGCGGTCCGATAGGCATAGCAACAAGATCGACACTCTCATCTCTATATTTGGATAAAAACTCTGTATTAATCTCTACTTTAATTTTTTCAGTTTTTGAGGGCTTTTCACCATCTCTTACAACTAGTTCGATTAGCCCTCGTTTTGCGCCCTCAACCACATGGTAGTTTGTAATTAAAAAAGGAATACCTTGGCTCTTATCTTCATTTAAAGAATGCATATAGAAGAACGCAGTTCCACTTTTTTGACTTCCGTCAGGCAGTTCTACCCAGATAGGTGCGGTGGAGTATAATAGTTGAGTAAACATATCATTTATATTCATTGAGAAACCTCTACTTCAATAGTCTCATCTGGGTTTGGCATATCACACAATACTTCTTCCGCTATCTGACTCGCAGATACATGTGTAAGAGCTTTCAAAATCCCATACGCAACACCAGTACCGACCGTAATGCATGGGGTAATAACAAAACTGAATATTCCTTTCCCAGTATCGAGTTTAACGTCTGCAATATATGCACTAGCTATAATGCCAACCCCTGCAGCGGCAAGTCCTAGCAGGATTTCATTCCATGTGAATTGGTTGTCTTTTATCTTTTGCAGATTCTTTCTACAACGATGAATAGTTTGGGCATCAACCAAAATCTCTTCTTTCTTAACATCTTGTTGTTTAACAGCAATATCCCTACGAATAGTGAGGCCTTCGTTGCCACCTGTTGCTGATTGAAAATCAGCAACAGGTAAAGAAGTTTCAGACGCTGTAACATCAGCTGCCCCCCGAAAGGATGTAGCTGTGGAGTGTGGTATAAACTCATCCGTCATGTTTGAATATATCTCCAAGGGAATTTCACGTTTCTTGTGAAAGGCTTTAAACCTATTTTTACCCGTTCATTCTGCCGCTCTGACACCCGTAACGCAATAGTGACACTTCATAGTTTCAACGAGATAAATTATTTGCACATTAATATGATTGCTTATTAAGCTCTAATCTTTTTCTACTAAAACTTTAAGATGGACCTACACCATAGGGTAAATAAAAGCAGATATTAATAACACTTCATATAAAATCGATATGCTACCATGCACTCATTTTTTATGAATGAGGAACAGAAAGTGCCTGAATTACTGATACTTATATCCTTAGCGTGTATTGTGTATCTATTCACAAAGAAGGGTAAGAAACCTAAACGTAGGCTTAACGAATGGGAACAAGGTGCAGCAATCAGAAGACCGAACAGCGTGCATTCTTTTGAATCAAAAGTTGCAGAAAAGAGTCCAAAGATAGTCGAACTACCTTTGCCGCAAACTGGCAATAAAACTAATTCTGTACCTCACAAGAAAAGTACATACTTGGCCACCAAGACAGAGCGCAGATTCTATAGGGTGTTGCAGGAGCTTATACCTGATGAATACGTGATTCATAGCCAAGTTTCATTGATGGCGTTAGTTCAACCGACCAATTTTAAAGATAACTCTCGAACTTGGGCTAAAAGAATGGACTACGTGATAACGGATAGAGACACAAAAGTATTGGCAGTTATCGAGCTGGACGACTCATCTCATAGGCAGAAGAAGAGACAAGAACGAGACATATACGTAAACAATGCACTTAACGGACACCATCCGTTGCTTAGGTTTGAAGCTAGAAGTTCTTATGACAAAACACATATCGCAACCGTATTAGAGCGCGACACGATAATAAAGTGTAGAGAATTGGAAAGCGTATTACAGTACAGCTAAAGCAGAGCCGAACATCCATTGTTCGGCTTTCCTTTTAACTCAAAGTATCGTAGTTCTTATCGTTACTTTAAGCTCTTTATCTACCGTATTGGTCTTTTCTGACCTGAAAAGAGCACCAAGTAAAGGCACATCCATTAAGACTGGCACACCGCTTACCGAGTCGCGCTGCTCTTGGGAAATCAAACCACCTAAAGAGATTGTTTGGCGGTCTTTTACCTTGACCACGGTTTGCAGTGTTCGCGTATTGGTGATGATGTCGGATGCGATAGAGGAATCCGTCACCGAGTCGGATTTTTGCATTATCTGCAACACAACATGATCACCAATCACATGCGGTACAACCTCAAGTGACACACCCACATCCTTACGTTCAATTTGCTGGACTCGATTACCGCCATCTGTCACCTCAGACGAAGTAAGGAAAGGCACGTTCTGACCAACCGTGATGTAACCGCGCTCCCTGTCCATAATGAACATATTCGGTCGTGATAAGAGCTTAGTATTCTGATTCTTTGATACGGCTTTGATAAGCGCGTTAAAATCACCGCCCTCATAGAACAGCAGGTTATCAACGGCTTTCTTGATTGCAGTCGGTTGCGAAACAAAGCCAGCCTCACTCAATGCCAAGTCCATATTTACGCCGATTTCTTGAGAATCGCCGAGCTCAGTTTCGGTAATCACCGCCTCGATAAAAACTTGCTTTTGTGGTCTATCAATCCCTTTGATAAGCACATCAATGTGCTTCAATTGGTTCTCAGAGCCAGTCACGATAATGCTGTTTGTGGTCGGTAGCACCTCAACTTTGTAATTTTTAATCGCTTTGTTGTTCAGTGTTTGATTCTGAGTTGCAGCAAGCATCGAGGAAATCAAATCAACGACCTTGGTATTTCGAACGTTCTCAAAGAAGTACAGCTTCACTTGAGAGGGTTCGAACGTCTCCACCTTGTTCGCGTCGGCAATGATGGTAAAAACGCCGTGGTCATGTGTAAGCTCGTAACCGTGCGCACGAAGCACCGAAAGGAAAAAGGCTGGATAGTCCTCATCTTTCAAATCCGGCGCGGTAAAGCTGACCTCACCAGTGACACCATGACCAAGCACAACCGTGTTTCCAGTATGAACCGAGAACCACGATGCAAAGTCTCCAATCGGTGTGTTTTTGGCTTCAAAGGGCGCAGAGGTGGCGGCAAAAGCAGGAGAGCCGAGTAGGGTGCACGCGAGCAGAAAGGCGGTAATGCTGGATGTGGAAAAGTTGGAACAAGCCGTTGTTTGTTTCTCAACTTTACCACAGCGCATAGTAAGTAATGTGCGCGTAAGCAGTGAGCCTCCGGCGCAATAATATTCTTTTTGTTTTTTTGAAAGAAAAACTGTGAGTTTTGCGATTATCCATGACATAAAGCGCACCTTTTCCCTAGCACATGACTTTGAATGATTGACCGTTGCCACTCACCGTAATGGAGCAAGAGCCGTTAGATTGAGCCGTAAAGCCTTTTGCGTATAGTTGCGACGACGACAGACGTACATCGTCCTTAACCAACACAAAAGACGGGGCAACGTTTGGGGGATTCATTGAAGATTCGATTCGATAGCCGTCAAGCAAGTCACTCAATGACTCGCGAGGCACCGCCGTTTGAGCCATTTCGGATTCAGTCGACATGTTCGGCGTGCCAACTAAGGTGAACACCGCAAACGAGACGGCGACACCTGCCGCAAACACACTGAATCGAGAGTATTTGCGGAGATAGATTTTCGTAATGCGCATGATATTTCTCAACGTATACGGGACAGTGTAACGTCCGTGGGTATAGTAGGGCGGCAATACTGAATAAACGCCGTCCTCATAGTTGTTTCTAAACATCTGCTTAGTGTCGTAAGAACTGTATAAGTCCGTGCCCCAGAGCATCCATTTATCGACAGTGAGCGAGTTCGCGTTGTCACCATACTTCACAATGCCAACGTGCAACTTGGGCATTTTCAACTTGAGTTGACCGAGCGTCAGAACGGATACCGCAGTCGAGATGATAGGGACTTGAAGACGGTCTAAACGACGACAAAATACGGTGTGTTCAGCCAGTGCGAGACGCGCTTGCTTATCAACAATCGAAATGTCTTGAACGATGAAAATGACATCCCATCCCAGCTTTCGAATATGCAAAAGGTGATCAATTAACTTTTGTCGATTCTTGTCGTTCCATGTGCGCGAGTTAAACCACGTTCCGCACTCATCGAGCACAATCAAGCCGTCTTTTTTGGTGTCATAGCTCTTGTTTGCCGAGCCAATCACCATCAAATCCTCTACCTGAGGCTTGTCCGGCAGACGATAAAGGCGAGTATTGCGCTTGTTGCGTCCAAGCATTTCTTTCAAGTTGATATCGAGGTTTGTCGCCACAGGCACACCGCGCATAAATGCCTCGCGAATCTTACCGACTGCCGTTAGTGTTTTGCCTGAGCCGAGCTTACCCGTGACAAAGTAGACCGATGCCATTACGCCGCCCTCACAATCGCGTAGAACTTCCACTCCCACACCCAACGCAGCAGACGCGCAGAGTAAATCGCACTCACACAAGGCACGGCGTTATTAGGGATGAACATACCCGCTGCTTGTGACCACATTGGAGGAGCAACATAAGACAGACCCGTTGCAAGGGTGTAAATCGCCAAGGTGAGGGTGACGGTCAAACCGATTAGCAGCGTTAAAATGACCAAGTTAATCGTGACATTTCGTGCTTTCGCAATGAAAAACCAACCAAATAACGTGGTCGCTATCTGAGAGATAAAGGCAACCAGAGCAGGGAGGCGCAACGCCGTCCCAATGGTGCTGACAATTGGTAATAGCTGAATCATTAGTAATATCTCCCCGAACCTGGCTTGTTACTTGGTACAGGCGTGACCTCAGTCAGCAGGATTTCAACAAGCGTCTTAATCGTGTAGATGTAAATCAGAATTGAGATGATCATTTTGAGTTTCTGCGAAAACTCACAAGAAATAGAAGCGCGACCACCGCCAAGCGTAGGCAAGGATAGATTCATGCAGGGCGTAGGCTTAGGTAACACACTCAAAAACGAATCCGATATAGCATTAATATGCCCCTCAGACTCCGCCGTCAGATTCTTCTCAATCAAATCGTTAGCCGCATCGGTCACGGTCTTTTCATAGGAATTCATCGCACCGGACACGGCTTTATCCGCTTGAGTCAGTACATCACCGACATAATCCGAACCTAAACCATGAGGGTTTTCACAATAGTTGTTTTCCTCGGTAGGCTCACAAGGCTTGAGGTCGTCGAGTTTATCCGATAGCTCTGCAAATCCATCAGCGTTAGTCGTTTGCAAATCATCGAGCCCCTTAACTACCTCACCAACAGAGTTGGTGTTTCGGTTGATCGCCGTTGTGATGTCACCGTTAGCTTGCTGAATCAGCGCCTTAGTGTTTTCGTAAATCTTGTTGTCGTTGATTTGCTGCTTTTGAATCGCTTGGGTGTTAGTCACCATCGACGCATTGAGCGCAATGATTTGGTTTTGAATATCAGCGCTCGATTGATTGAGGTCGACGTTTAGCGCGTGAAGCGCCTTGTTCACATCTGAGTTGAGCCCTTTAATCGCGTTGACTACGCCCTTATCGGTCGATTCATCTGTGTCAGGGTCTTCGACATCTGGCACATCCCCCGTATTCGGTGGATTAACCGTATTGGTCGAGTCGTCAGGAAGTACGCTAGGGTCTTCGATGTCGCCCGTTGGGTCGTCAGGGTCGTGAATTGGATCATCGGGAATAATAGGGGTGTCAGGGCCATCTTTACCCCAAAACAGCGTACCACCATCACACTGCTTACCTGTGAATTGAAACTTACCGTGACATCGCGTGTTTTGGGTAAATTCGCCCGAATCGACATCAGTACAAAGCGTACTGTCATTAGGGATACGCTCGACCTCACAACGTGTTGCACCAAAATCGCCAAAACACGCCCCTGTTACTTGTTCACCGTAAACGTAAGCCGACCAATGAAGTGATTGAGTGTCATTAATGGACTGTTTGAACTGACAGGCATCCATACATGTACCGTCAGGGTTTTCGCCAAACTCACATGCAGGAACGATGGGTTCACACGACACGACGTACCCGTCTTCTACTTTTTCATGGTCGGGAGGGCATTGAGCTGAATTTTGAAAGAATCCAGCTGCACGATAAAGAGGCCAAGAAGCACTGGTTGTGTGACACATGATATCTACAACGTATTTACCATGCCTCAAATAGCAGGACTTAGTAGAAAAATCCTTGTAGTTAACAAACTTGTTTTCATAACAAGAGACATAAGAGGCAGGGTTAACTCTCATACCCAACAGCAACTTACAATCGGGATAAGCTGAAACGTCTGAAACCTTATACGTTGGTTGAGCGGCACTTACACTAAAAGCACTAAACAAAACACCCAGTAAAATAATCAGTGACGCTATGCTTTGTTTAATGTTCATTTGTAAATCTTCCTCGTGAAAAATAACGCCCCCATTCGGAGGCGTTGACCAATGGGTGTATAAAGCAGTCGTTAGAATTACGTTGCTTTGTTTGCACCTTTCTTGAATAGCTTGATGCCGATGAAACCAACCGTTAGTGGAACAGCGATGCCCCAAGTTGAGGTGAGCATGTCGGTAACGAAAGTCCCTAAACTAGTAAAGGCTTGCGCTGCCTGTTCCGGCAATGCTGCATGTGCACCAGATGCCGCCATAAGAAGTGCACCACCAAATGCCGCACGTTTTGCTGTTACTACTGCGCCAGCCTTAGCCATTGCTGTGCGTACTTTGTTTTGCTTTTCCATAGTCTTATTTCCTATGTTATGGTTTATGAAGAAGTTGAAACCTCAGCCGCTTTCTTGAATCCCAGAATGTGGAAACCAATCGAGAAGCCAAGGATAAATGCTGTTCCAAAACAGCCGAGCATGAACTCTGTTGACAGCATTTATCTTTGCCCTCCGACCATCCAACCGAGCGCAACTAACAAGAAGCAAATGCCTAAGAACACCATCAACTGAAAGTTATCGAGTCGAGCCATTAGCTCTGCAAATTGCGTCTCGGTCATGATTTAGCCCTTACTTTTCGTTAAGTTGAGGTAGGGCGTAGAGGTGGAAACCGTCGATAGAGACGTGTTTACCCTCATCGTTACCAAAGCTGAATTTCTTGTGTTCCACATCAAACATCATGCGATTACCTACACAACGCTTGAGCAGTTCACCTGCTTTGCCGTTTTCCCATAGTTCAGGAGAGACACGCACTTCAATGGTGTCTGTTGGGTTGGTCGTGATGAGACGCAGCTTGCCGTTTTGCTTTTGTTCGCCGTTACGGTCTGTTTTGGTTTCTTGAACGATGTCCGAAACATCTAGAATTAAACCTTCCATTCTCATAGTGTTTTGCCCTTATTTTTACGTTGTTGGTTAGTTGAAAATTGAAATGACAGTTATTGACACAAGTCCAAGGGAAATTAATGCATCATGTCGGGCGGGGCTGCGCCCACCCAACACGACGCATTAATTTCCTGAGGGTCGGTGAGCAACAGCGCTTCCATTTCGTCATAGAGCGCTAGGTGCTTTTCGTATTGCTCGTAAAGGTCGTCATACATTCGCTCGTACTCTTTTTCACGTTCTAGCGCGTCAAAGTAATCGACCACGTTAGACATGATGCCTTGTTGAGCACGGATGAATTGTTGCTTGTTCTCGGTCTTCCAAGTACGGAAGCGAGTCACGATAAAAATCTTATGGAACATCAAGCCATTCAAACGCGCTTGAGCCATATCACCGTAGCGAGTCGATGAGTATTCACCGCCCGAAGCAATCAGTTTTTCGATAGAGGTAGAAACGGAGTATTCCGCTTTTACTGGTTGGTCTTTGCGCTTAACGAACACACCGCCCATTGCGTAACAAAACGCTTTCCAGTCGCCCTCATCAGCAGAGCGGCGAACCTTTTCTAATAGAAAGTGTTCGTCTTGAGATAAATCTGTAAACAAAGCATCGTCCTCTTTGAATTCATCACGAAGACGACGAAGCTCACGCCATACCGTGACAGATGGACCACCAATAAATTGAAATTGACGAATTTGATTCACACGCGCCCAAGTCACGACACGTTCTGCCGCATCCGAGCCAGACAAAGACGAACCTTTATCTGAATCAATGTGTTGACCGTCGATGTTTTTGCTCAGGTATTTAGCGACATAGCCAACGGCTGAACCTTGAGACCAGTCGATAACCTCCGCTTTGAAACGGGCTTTCTTTGCGCCTTTTTCGTCAGGAGAGTCAGCCATAGCAAGACGACGAAACTCAGACGTCACAAATTTGCGTGCGGATTTTTCCATGAACAGCAACAAGTGGTGATGCGGCGTGCCGTCTTGGTGAGGCTCAACAATGCGCATCCCGTAAACCTTGATTTTGCTTTTATCAATCGACTTACGAAGATTCGCCCAAACGCCCATGAGGTAAGCGTGAGCTGCTTTCGCGTCAGGCTTGCCAGCCTCAAGCCATTTAGGGTTGATGTCACCCTTAGAAACAGAGTGAAAACGAGACGGAGCTGTTACCGTGAAGAACACCGCATCGTGACTCGATTCTTGAGCGATTTCCTCAAAGCCACGCAGACGAACGAACATTTCAGCGCGGCGAATCTCAGCGTTAGAAACCGACTTAGCGGATAGCTCACTGAGTGTGAAGTAGTTAGATGGGTCAGCCTCATCGTAAGCAATCGTGTTTTCTAGGGCGATACGGTTAGACGTATTGCGATCACGTTGACGGTTTAGAGAAAAATCCGAGCAGTAAACTTGCTTACGGCGTTGAACAAGCGCTAAATCACGCGCGACACATTCAACCTCGTAAGCACATTTACGGCGCAGTTGACGAACAAGCCAATGCTCATCAAGAGCACGGTTCACCAATGCGAAAAGTTCACAGTTGTTTTCTGCGTATTGAATTTGCTCAGGTGAGAATGCCAAGCCTAATGAATCGAGAAGCTGACACGCTTTATCAAAACGTGCTTGTGATTCTTCAAGCGGAATTGCACTTAACACACGAGAAAAGTCGCGTGATTTGCGCTTGGCTAGATTGGTAATTTGTTCATCCGACATCGCGTAGCTATAGCCGTGCTCAGTCAAACGGTCGTGAGCGTCGTTAACCGCGCGGACGGCTTCCAAAGCGTTGCGTGTTTTAAGTATGTCGGTGTAAGCGCGTGTCATGTGTCGAGCGAAGTCGCCGTTACGGTGTAATGATTTCGGCAAGTCCAAACAAGGGTTAGAAGTAGGGCGCTCAATAAAATCTGACAGGTCGCGTGAGTAGATTGACGTACTCATTGCCAATTTCACAGCCGACGGAATGAAATCCTCAGGCGTTGTGAATCTGTGGTCGACGTACTCAAAACGATGGTCGAATAAGTTGTCAGGAATGTGCTCACATGAAGCCCAAGAATGGACAGGAACAAAATCAATCCATTCTTGTTTACCTGATGCCAAATCAATAACAAGTTCACGCATTATTTTGAGCCTCAACCGTTTTTGAAATAAGAGCGCGTTTTGGTGCGTCTTTCACGTAAACACGAAGCTCACTAACTTCGTTTTGTGTAAGCTTGCCGTCAGCCATGAACTCGTTAAGCATTGGAATAGCGGATGGCTCTTTTTCAACCCAGCGTTGAACTTGAGCGTAAGTGCTCGCAGGAACTTCGAAATTCGAGCGGCCATAGAAAACAAACGCGATAGCTAGTAGTCCAGCTAACATACATAACAGTTCAAATGTTTTGTCGCGTTCCATAATCAACCACCTTGACTAGTTGAGAGAGCGACCGCCAAAGCCAAGCGCGAAAGCGTCAAGGGCAAACGCCCAGAGCTAAGGCGGTCTGATACTGATTGAATAACCAAATTTGGTTAGTAGCGTAATCACCAAAATTGGTTAGCGCAAGACACCAAAAATGGTGATTGATAAGCTAAACTGACGGAAACGGAGGAAGCGGTATGTATCAGAACAAACTATTAGATGCCTACAAAAAGGCTCAAAGTTACGTACAAGACAAACAAATTGCAGCGGATATGAATGTGCCGCCGCAGAGAATCAGTGATTTCCGCAAAGGAAAGCGTTATATGAATGATACACAAGCAATTTTTCTTGCAGAGCAATCAGGTTTAGACCCTGAGATTGCATTGTTGGGTTGTCACGCTGATCGCAATGATAATCCGCAGATAAAAGCAGTATGGGAAGGAATTGCAAAAAAGTTTAATGGGCTTGGATTGTCTGGAATCTCAATGGCTTGCACTGGGTTGGCCTTAGTGATTGCAAGTCCACAGGAACCACTATTACAGTGCGCATTATGCGACGTTATGTTGAATAATGTTTCATATCAATTACATATACACCCTTTTGATTATCAGGGTATATATGACGAACTTTCGAAAAATGAGCAAGAATTACGTTTTTCGTGAATTTGAGTGTGGTTTAAGCGTAGAAGAAGTAGCAAAACTATGTTTTAAAAGTGTGAGGGTGGTCAAGTTATGGGATTCAGGAAAGCCCATACCACCCGAATGTAAACGACTTATGAGAATGACCAAGGGGAGGGAACTAGCCACCTCAGAAGCTTGGGAAAATTTCAAAATGCATAAAGACACGCTTGAACTACCTACAGGACAACAAGTTACACCTCAAGAGATCCTGACTGGAATAGCTTTACTTGAAATTCAATCACCTAGTGACACAGAAACGCTTACAAGACTCGTTAAATATGCTAGATGTATAGCCGGACTTAAAAGGCAATAAATTTCATATAACAAGCGTCAAGGGCTTAAAAATGAAAAGCATATTTCTAATAGCTGTAAGCATATCCACACCATGCCTAGCAAACTTTGATGGCAGCCATGAAACAAATAGAGGAAATGGTCAGTTTTTCAAAACACACTATACCACTAGTGATAATAATCAGTTTCACATAGGTTGCGGAATTGGCGATGACAAAAAAGGATTCACAATCATTGGATTAAAACATCCTCGTTTATATGCCTTGTATGGAGTCAGTGATATAGAGCTAGCAGTTGATGGTGGTCAGAAAATTAAAATTGAAGGTGGCACTAAGAGGTACGATGATATGTATTATGCGAAAAATCCACCAAAAGAAGTTTTAGAGCAAATTTTCAACGGGAATTCCGTTGAAGTTCTTTTGTTCAATCGTGAAGAAAGAGTTACCTTCTCATTAAACGGCAGTAAAGCGATTTACAATAGCCTATGGGAACGCTGTATGTTACCCACTCACGAATAGATACATTTAAGCCCCAATAGGGGCTTTTTGTTTTAAGGAAAGAAGAAAATCAGTAGGTTTGGAGTGAAGACTTTCACCCCGTATTACTATACGGGGATGACGCGGCACGTCCGCAATCCTCCTCCTCAGTTTTCGTCGTCGTCATTTGTCCTTAGCCACTACAAAAGAATCAATCTCGACTCTCGATTGATTTGGCGCACTATGAGATAGGTGTGAGAGAAACGACGATTGGGAGTACCCTAGTCGTTTAGAATGGCTTAGCAGGAAAGGAGGGCGGCAGAAACCAAGTGAATTTGGGTTTCTAACCGCGCCGATTAAGTGGGGAAGCTATCTTTAGTTTAGTGGGCGGCTTGGTGCCCCGTCGTCGCTCCGCAACTCCTTATCCCTGCGGGGCTGATTTCGAGGAGACAAATACCAACCGAGAAAAATCCCCAAAGAGAATATCCAAAGCAAGTCTAAAAACTCCAGAGAAGCGGAAACCCAAAACAGCAACTCAGCGCCCTTTAGATTCACTGTAGACCAACTGATGAACCCAGTAATACCAATCAGAGAAGTCATAGCCACTACGAAGAATCCAGCGCTTATCCCTTGCAACTTGTCTATAAAAGTCATACATCAAAACCTCACATCAAAAACGAATTTTCACTCATAGCTTTGCTACGCATTGAACCAATGCTAGCGACATCCGTCTCAACCGCCTCACGCTCCCGAGGCTCAATAGGATTGGATGGCTCGCACGTAATAAGACTCTTAAGCTCACCTTGCTTTAGAACCATTAAACACTCATCAAGTAACTCAAATTGAACATCAACCGCATCAAGATAGCGCTTGTTTAGAGAATACAAACCATCATTGGTGTAAGCGTTAATGATCACATCAAAGTGCGCCGTTCTCAGATTAAGGCCATTCTTCTCCTTGATGTTGGTGTGCTTATGAAATCCCGATAAGTACGCGTTTTGCAAACCCTCAAAGTAAAGAACTTGAGTTACAGGAACAAAAGGAGAGCTAGCTTGCTGAGTATTCGGATTAGAATCCCCACCGCTAGATAAAACAGAACCGCCTTGAGTAGACGGCGTAGACCATCCAACCGGAACAGATTCCACAGTTTGGCTATTAACACCCGTCGCAGGTTCATTTGTTGAAACCTGACTTTCATCTTGAGTAAATAAATCCATAACGCCATAAATAAAGTACACCGGACAAGCAATCATTAAGAAAAGAGCGAGAAAGAATTTCGGGGAGCGAAACAGTGTATTCAAGCCCCCTGATTTGGTAGCGGCACCCGTACCCGTCGATTTGTAGAGAAGATGAGCCTCAATAGGAATTTTTTGAGGAAACAGGTTGGCATCTTTCTTATGTGGAATAACAGGCTTAGACACGGTGGTAGGGTGTTTGTATATCCAAGGTTTGCGCTTAGCAAAAAAGAAACCATCCCTATTTTTGTGGAAGAATGCTTGCTCCGCACACGCCTTAATTGAACTATCTATTTGCTGCCAGTCAGGCGAGAGCAACTCGATATCCCAATTGTATTTTCTATGGCGCATAAAGCCCTCGTTATAAGTTAACGGGTAGATTATGCGACCGTTGGTGTCATACTCAGCAACACCCAAATCGTCAATCTCGCAAGATTGGAGGGTACTTAAATCAACAGGAACATGGCGAGAATCAAAGAACTCTTTATAACCCTTGGGTAGATGAGGAAGAAACTCCTCAAGAGGGCGATATTTGATTTTGCGACCATCAAAACCAATATTCTTGGAGAAAATATCCTGACACTCATCAATAACAATAAGCGCATTGAGAGGACACCAACAAAAGAAATGCTGCCAGAGTTCAATGCCAATCTCAGAACGAGAGAAGATACGAATCAACTTAGCAGACGATGGAAACTTGATGTTTAATCGCTCCTCAATTTCTTCTAATGGCTGCATACCCTCAAAGTTAGTCACCACAACGCGACCAGCCTTAAGAGCAGGAAGAATCACAAACCAAGCTGTATACGCTGATTTGTAAGAACCATTACCGCCAGTACGAATACTAATAGCCATGAATTACCTCGACATACGCATAACGAGTGCAGTGGTAGCACAGTTAACATAAATGGCCATACCCTCAGGAACCTTGAATAACACCCCCCAATATCTAAGTTCAGAAGGTAGGAGGTTAAAGAGCTGACTAAAGAGTGCGCTAAAGCCGATTTCATCGAGTAGTGAAGTGGCAACAAGATAAGAGACCTTAAGGAACTCAATAGCGACCATTAATTTCATCTTTATCCACCATGTTTGGAGCCACACCATTATCTGGTCAAAAAAGTTACCCATATTGGTCAGGTAGTTGTAAATGGTGTCACCAAAGTTAGCCATTAACTGAAAGAAGTCTGTCATTACAAAGCCCCCACAAGTGCGCGTATGCCCAACATACCAAAGATAAACAAGACCACGGCGGATATGATTCCGGCGTTATCCTGTAACGCTAGCATGACTTGGTTTTTTTGATTGATAGCGTTGCCATGCCAGTTAAGCCCCAGATTGTGAGGGTTAAAATCACCACTATTCACGCCATCGTTAAAGTTAAAGTAAGACTTGAAGTCATTAAGAATCTGTTTGTACTCGCCCTTTAATGCTTCGACCTCAGAAAGCAAATTAGCGTACTGAGCACCATCATAGAGAAGAACGGGAGCCTCACCTTGACCTTGAGTTACATCGGTATTACCAAGCTCATTAAGTGCATCGACAACATCACCAAAGCCTTTTTGATTGGTCGACTGCAAATCACCAAGTTCGTTAGATAGTTGACCAAAACCATTGTTTAAAAGATTGTTCGCAGAAGTAAGCAGCCCATTCGTTTTATTACCAATATCAGACAACATGTCCGATTGTCCTTGTATTGCATTCGCAACGTGATTGGCATTATCAACAACCGTATCGGTATTCAAATCAACAGAAGCCTTGAGAGCATCAAGAGCCGATTTAGTTTCAGCTTGGTTTTTGTTCATGTCGTTATTGATGCCAGTTAATTGAGAGTTCACATCCTTATTCATCGCCTTAATAGCCGCTAGAGTGTCACTAGTATTATCAACATCCGGTTCAGGTTTATCAGGGTCAGTACCACCAGAACCACCACCGTCTGGCTTGTCAGGGTCGCCTAAATCACCACCCGATGGAGGGTCAATATCTGTATCACCAGAACATGCAGGCCAATTGGGAGAGAAGATAGTACAAGACTCAGGTGGAGGGACGTCACACCAATTGTTATCTGGCGTACAACACATCCCGTATTCTGGATTCCAATCAGGATGATTTTCATCACATTTGTTTTCGTCATCCAAACATGCAGGCCAAGACGGAGAACCTGGCTCGCAACCCTCGGGTGGAGGAGGCGCTATATCACAAGACATTCGAAAATCAGGCGGGTCAACTTGGTCATTACAAACAATTGTTGGAGAGCCACCATCAGCAAAACACTGAGTCTCATAATCCCTCATTTGTTGCTGAGTTGATTCTTGAGAGCAAAAAGGGGGAGGCGGTGGATTCTCACACTTGCCCGTATCTGGATTAATCACTTGACCATCAGGGCATTTATTAGAGTAAGGTACGACATACAAAGAACCCGACCCAATCGAACCATTAGAATTATAATATTCGACCCTAACAGAAAGCCCACCAACAAGAAGGCTCTTACATTTAAGACCGTTACCATATCGACCCGATAAATCAGCACTATAGCCAATCTCGACAACGTCACCGACCTTATAACCGGAACACTCATTGACGGTGGCAGTACCAAGCTGACTAATCATAACCAAATCAGCAAAAGCACTAAACGAAACACTCAGCAAAATAACCAGTGACGCAATGCTTTGTTTAATACTCATTTGTATTCCTTCTAAAAAATAACGCCCCACTAGGAGGCGTTGATACCAGACTTAAAACCCCCAACGAATCCACCGAACATCGAGAGAGCGAAAAGTAGGGTGAGTATGGCGGTTAACGTCTCTTGCATAGCGATTACGAACGCATTGAGCCAACCATCATACGAAGACCGAAGCCGATAGCCGCAAGACCAATCAGACCAACCACAACTAATGTGTAGTTAGCTTGACCCTCACTAACAGCGGTATTGATAGCGGCTGAGTGGTCAGCAGCGAAAGTAGAGCCAGACGCTACCGCAGTAGCCAAAAGAACAGATAGTTTTTTCATAGGAATATCTCCAAAAGGTTTTACAGGATTAGGCTTTACCAAGCCCTTTAACGATTCGTCCGAGCACGTGACCGGACACAAAAGAGAGCAGCAAATAACCTGTTATCTCAGCGTAAAATGCTGCATCAATATCAAACTCCAAGTTTGCGCGAGTCGCCATCAACTGATAGTCGTCATTACTCACCACTACGAACGTGCAATTGACTAACGGCTCGTAGGGGAAAGCTTTAATCGTTCCATCAGTGAGGATTTCCGCACAGACTGAGAGAGTCATAATTCGTCTTCTAACTCCGCAATTTTGAAATCAGTAACTAGGTTGCGCTGAGGGTTCTCAGGGTCAGGTTCGAGAGTCAGGACACACTTAACAGGGAACTGATTTTGAATTTTGTCGAACTCAGATAACAAAGCAGGGTTAGCCGACATAGGCATTTGACGTTGAGCCAAACCGTAGGCTTTACATTGACCCTTTGCTGACTTCCAACCCTGATTTGGTGTCAAGATATTAAGTTGAGCAAAGTTATATGGTGTGTCGTCCTTTTTGGACAACCCAACAGAATGCTCACAGCCAGCTACAACAACAGTAATCGTGTTACTCATTTCATTTACTCCAGATTGATTGCGTTTAAAGCCCGACCGACTGGAAAGTTAATCCGGTCGGGGATATCCGTAATATCCAAGCCGTCAGTGAGACGCTTGATAATTTTTTCATGCGAATTTTTTTCATCGGCATAAAGCTGAGACATTAAGTTAATCAACTTGCCGTACTGAGTTTTTGCATGTTTGATTGCGTTTTCTAACGTTGTTTGGAACTGAACTTTCACCGTCGGAATAGCCACAGGAACAACGCTAGGAATTAAAGTAGATAGAGCAGGGTATGCACCCGAAAAGTATTGGTCACTGTTAGTAAGAACATCCAAAGGAATAACACGGTAACGGTTACCAATCTGAACTTCGAAACGATTCCAGTTTGGGAAGTCCTTACACTTAAGTTGTGCGCCCTTATGGTAAGCGCGGAATATCTTCCCGTTCTCACGAGCACCTACATAGAACGTATGACCAGCATCAGGAACTAAACCGCATTTTTTACGGTCTTCTTTACTCATACCGCGACCACCCCAAAACTCACCCCAAGATGGAGGCGTGCCACGTGTAATAAACTCACCGTTGCAGTAACGCTCTTTAATCTCATCAATCGTCACATTGCCTTGCATATCATCAAGAGCAATATCCACACGAGTTAATTTAGTGTGAGGCATCTGTTTAAGAGAGTATTGAAGCTTAGCCATATCAACGGCCTCGCAACCCTTACCAGAAAACGATACATAAAAGCCAAAGTTAGCCGCACCCCAAGCGACTAAACCAGCTTGAGTACCATTGCAAAGCAACTTAGCTGAATGACGATAACCAGAAAATCCGCCGCCTTTACGTTGGATTTCCCAATGATTACCCTCATAGCTGATTTCGTTTTGAAGTACCTCAAGAAACGATTCCACCTCGCCATGACAAAGAACATCCAACATGTCGATACCGATGTTAGAAATCAGATTGTCGTAACACTCTTTGAACGTCTTATCCGTCGCAATGTGTAAATCCGCGTCTTTCAATTCCTTATCAGCCGCAGCAAAGTACAAATCACTATTAGCGAAGTCGCTACGTTCGTCACAGCCCAGAACGTTAGCCAAGTTTTCCATGAAGTAGGCGATTTGGGTTTTCTCACGATGAGCAATAGCCACAACGTTTTGTGATTGGAACTCGTTAATCTGAGAGATAGCGAAACGCTGCTTAGCCATATCTTTGCAACGCTCAAGTAACTCAGGAGAGCCTGAAAAACTAACGAAGTCGATAATGGTTTTATTCATCGCAGTAATCCGCATCAAAAGCGCCAGACTCACGAAGTTCGCGCTCATTTTCATCCGTGACTTGAATCAATTCTCGACACTCACCACACGCAAACATGTACATTTCTTGTTTGGTTTTGAAGTACTCAGGTTGACCATCAATAGAACACCAAAAGCCGTCTGAGTGATGCTCGAAGTAAACTGGACGTTTTTGAGGTCTATTGATTTCGAAAGTCATTATTTTTCTCCCAAGCGCTCAATAAGACGTTCTTTGTTATCGGTAAGCGAGTTGTATGCCTTTGCAATATCGTTGTACTCATCAACACTAACTTTTCCGTCAGAGAGAGAAGACTTGAGCATTGACTGGGTTAAAGGGAAATCAAAAGAAGAAGCGAGCTCACCGTATTGATGATCATTAATTTCAAGTGAGCCCTCATAAGAGGCAAAGCCAAAAAAAATAGCGAATCCTAAAGCAGCAATAACAAGAGTTCCAAATAGCTCATCAAACATAACAACCACCTTGACTAGTTGAGAAAGTGACCGCCAGAGCCAAGACGTAAGCGTCAAGGGCAAACGCCCAAAACTAAGGCGGTCTAATACATGAATTTGTGTATAGTAAATACACATATCTGCGAATTGTAAATACACGTTTTTGCGGACAGATGAGCTAGAATGAAGTCATAAACCCAATAGTGAGGATTGGAAAATGTACATAAACCAATTGCTAGACGCATATAAATCAGCGAAGAATTATGTGCAGGACAAGCAAATCGCTCATGATTTAGGGATAAGCGTGCAAAAGCTATCAGGTATAAGAAAAGGCGAACGCTATCTAACTGAAAATGAAGCGCTTTTTCTTGCTAAAGAAATTGGAGCAGATACAGAATCCGTTTTGGTGTACTTAGCTGCTGATAAAGCCAAAACGTACGAAGCTCAACAAGCTTGGGCGAAGATTGCAAAAAAGTTTAACGGGCTAGGATTATCAAGTATTTCAATGGTTTGTGGCATGTTTGCGTTGTGGCTTGGCGACCTTAAAGTAGCTATAGCTAAGTGCGCATTATATGTGTTATGTTAAATGAAATGTAACCATACGCCAGATTCTTTCTACTTTGCTCTCCTATCTCTTTCAGATTTTAAATTTGAGCTAACTTTAGATAGCTGATTAAACATAATCAGTATTTACCATAAAATAGCTAATATCGATCTATCAATCTGCGATTGCTTGTTCTTCAATTAGCTCATTGTTTATTGCAAATAAAAATGGCGTCAAATCATATAGACGCCATTTTTAGTTTATCTGAGATTTTAATGTCAGGAATTTAGCCACCGGCTAGTTTTACTGTCATGCCTTTCTTTTCAAGGTGTGTTTTGATCTTATCTCTTGCGTCACCTTGAATTTCGATGGTGCCATCTTTGACTGAACCGCCACAACCGCATACTTTTTTAAGCTCTGCAGCGAGCAGTTTCAAAGGCGCGTCGTCTAGGTCTAATCCTGAAACGATACAAACGCCTTTGCCTTTACGGCCTTTGGTTTGGCGCTGAATACGAACAATACCGTCGCCTTTAGGACGAGCTACTTTTTCTTCTTCCGGTTTAATGCGTCCGGTTTCTGTTGAATATACCAGGGTCAT